GCTACATTTTCACGTACTGTAATAAATAAGTTTCAGACTATATAAAAAATTTCCACTCCCCGTAAACGGGTAGTGTACAAAACTATAGCATAAATACTTACTCGTTACGGAACGTGCGGATGTCCAATTGGATAACCGTGCCCTTGCCGAAGGGGACTTAAAGAGAGGAGGATTTGGATTAAATGTAGAAGTTAAAAAACGCCGCCACTGAAAAGATAATGTGGTGCATTAACAAACATATAATGTTACACGTAATATACATGTGGCCACCAGAAGCGTCAAACTGCCCATGCCATGGGTAGCTACTAACCGTCAAACTGATGATATCTACAAAAAGCCTTTAATCCGAAAGGTATTGCTCGCAAAGCAATTTAGGAACCCTGACTAAAATCTAATAATATGCTGAGGTCCAAAGATAACCTGGACCAGTATAATACATGAGATTGAAATCCTCTCCTGTTGCGACGTATGAACGGACAGCGATCCCTGTCGATGTCGGTTGATTAGTGTGGCCAATGATCTGATGTCCACCACTAATTGTCACAGTGTTGTTGAGATATGTCTTGGGATTCAAAAACCTATACCTCTCATAATATGGGTCCTCTATTTCTAAATTAGGGTTAATCTTAGCATTAACCAACGTACCACCATTCCAAATAGAATCATCCTTAAAAGCTCTGGCCACAAGATCATTAGTCAAAGCTGCTGTTGTAGAAAGAGTAGTAGCCACAGGCGCTGTAGAGACAACACTGGGATTCCTAATAACAGTCCACAAACCATAGGCCCCATTTGACTCAGTGCCAACCAAAGAAACAAACTGATACTTGTACCTGATACTACCCCTACAACCACTAAATGCACACATTAAATAATTTAACAAATAAAGCCTTATATTGTTACCAGGATAACTGGTAACAGTACCTATAAGATTACCTATATTATTAATACCCGCTGAATCATTGCCAGGAAATAATGGAATTCTCCTAACATTAGTAACTACCCTAGTAATATTAGTTGTAGAAGACGAACTAAACAAATAACAAGTATACTGAGCATAACGTTTTAACAAATTACGAAAAGTTACATATTTCTCTCCAAACATAACTAAATCTAAACTAGGAAGAGATGATGGTTGGCCGACCTCCCACATTTCGACCATTTCTTCACCTGATGATGGCAAAAGTTCGAACGCAGAAGCTGGCTCAAATGGGGGTGTGGTAGTTATGGATTGTAAATTAGTATTATCAGGAACACACAGCTCAAAATCATCACATGCGGAAACATAAACATTTACATAAGCCAAACACGCATTGGCCGCTAAACCTTGAGATGGGACTGACAAATTATTCAACACATAAACATATAAAGCACCATTATCTTCAGTAGCTGTTGGGGATGAAAACACCGGACCATACTTAACAGAAGATAACTATAATGTACCACAATTTTGAACTGGTTGTGGTACTGCCCAGTGGACTTTAACAGTCAAATCTGTGTTTGCGTCTAAATCCATCACAGTTTGATAATTCTTGTTAAAGTCAGAAACGACTGGTACACTTGTAGGATCATACATGATACGCAACCTACCCTTATGGAACTTTGATGCAATAACTTCAAATCTAAACTTCAACGAACCGCGCCAATAACGAAACGGCAAAGAAGCAAAAGCCAAAGCAGTTGGATAAATAGCTCTAGTTGCAGTAAACCCGGGTACAAGTGCATAAAGCAACGGGTTGACGTGCACATGGAATAAAGAAGTATCAGCAGTCTGAGTGAAATCCCAAGTAAATGAAGTAAGAAATGTTTCTTTCCCAGCTATGGACGAGATGCTAAGCTCATCACCCATAGATATACCAGTAACAGATGGATCTATTGTTACTTCTTGAGAAGAATCAATAGTAAGCTTCTGTATATTTTCTGGTCGATCAGTATTAGCAAGATTTGCCACTACATCAGGTTTAATAGGTGCTACAGGTGTTTCAATAGGGGCTCTGCTAAACCCGAAAAGTTTAGCAGCAGCTCCGATACCGTTAGCGACCATCTGAGTAGCACGCGCATATTTGCCAAGAACTGGAACAGAAGCAAGACTACCTGCAAACCTAGATACTGCAGAAGCTGGCCCAGACACAGGACCAATGACTTCAGTTCCTGCCTGTGGCGCAAGGGTTGCGGGTGGAGCTGCAGTGGGTACAGATATCTTCACATCTTCAGCCCATGCAAATACAGATATAATAGGGGGATCTGTTGCGGTAGAATTATTGGCATGCAGAACGGGGTTAACTGTATAATACCTCAATGTTCCCAAACTCTGCCACTCTTCTAAAGGAATGGACATAAAATTATTAGGCCAGAAAAAGGGTAACTCCATACATGCTCCCTGAGAATCCAAAGGTCTTATCTTAATATATTTACGGTGAGTCTGCACATTGGGGTAAATTGTTGATGTTGTATCTTTTGGAGAAATACTATCAAGCAAAAGAGCCCCATTTATGGTATAATTACTCAAAGGTAAATAATCCACGAACATTTGTCCATATTGAAACGCATTTCCATTAACTACAAATTTGACACATAACTTGCACTTAAGTAGGTTATAATATGCCAATCTATTCTTAACTCTAGTATCCGTGAAAAATAAATTCCAAGGATTCAAGGCCCCCGCAACATTAGTTGCATAGGACCAGGTGATGTTTGCTATCCTGATTGGCCGAGACATAAAATTATTTAACTCGACATCATGATATTCACCAACATCTGAAGTGGGCTCATCATTAGATGAAATTTGGACCTCTGGTTGAGGAGTGAGGTCCATAAACTCCATTGTCTCATGATTTTCAGTAATCCAATATTTACAAGTAGTGCTTTTGAATTAGCACACACTACAGGGGACGTTTATTTGAGCGACTACTCTCTCCTAAATAGGAGTTGTCATTATAACTGGTCTAAATCCTAGCAAGCCTAAATTCTAAACTCTTACGCCAAATATACATAGAATCGGTATCCAATACTAGAATTGGAATTTAACGAAATGGCGCTTCCTAACGCCACGCACCACGAAGGTGACTAACTTTCAATTAACACAAATCACGACCACCTACACAAATATCATCTTCAACGCGAATACACTTTCTCCTAACAAACACCTTGCCATCACAGCCCTTACACGCCCGGGGCTTATTGCAATACAAATCCTTACATTTGTAGCAAACCCAATAAATATCATCTAGACGATCTCCCTGAGATGAACTAGGTTCTAAAGCGCGATACCTATCTAACCAACCATCGTCATTACCAACATTAGCCTCTGTTGGTCTACCTAGTTTGTCACCATCCACTGTAACAACACCACTATTCAAAGAAGCCATGTATATATTATTCAAACACTCGTCCTGCACTACCAATACCCAATCACCACGTCTAAACAAAACGCGAGGATCATCATCATCAAAGTAGCAAGCATTGTGTATGCCCAAATGATCATAAGAAAATGATGATATCCAACACTGTGGTTCAAACAATTTAGGAAATATCCTGATGTCATTATTAGCAGGGCAATCAACAATAATCAGAGTACGCCTAGTACCATATACACTCCACCACTCTGCATGAGTTTCTCGCTTACGACCGACGAAAACCTCACGGAATCCATACTCACTCTTTAAATCATATCCCATAAAACCTCCTTGTAGATCAAGAATAAGTCGCTCACTCTCCTTAGAAATCAAATCCAAGTAATCCGTATACCATTCGAATTTCTTCTCAACTTTATACAAACATCTCGACTCCACAATGCGACTTTTAAACGCAAACACCTGTTCATCCCAACTCTTCAGCATACACAAATGTTCACCAAAACCACTAATGGCCAACAACTTACGAATACGCTCCAACCTATCATTATATATACTCTCGCCGTGATAAAACCATTCACTAAGGGCAATATCAACCATCATACAACAATGTTCTCTCAAAACCTCTGAATTATCACCATTGGCCAGCATATGTGTGCTCAAACATTTCAATATAGATTTCTCTTCCAAAGGGCACAAATAACACTCCAATCCCGAACTCCAAACAAACCCTCTCTTTAACAGAGAAGCCTGTTCCAATGTTATATAAGGAATACTACCCTCAGACTTGTCAGCCATAGTGTAACTCATTCCAAGCTCGCCAAACAATTTTTGTAAATTTGTATGGTTGTACAACTCATAACCTTCCTTAACTGACATAATATTGTCATCTCCCATAACAAGAATCCTAACACAATCATCAAAATTATGTTTGGAATCATAAAATGAGAAAAATCCATATCTCTGATACAAGAGGTTAATTATGTTATTAAGCCAGATGGTTAGGGGCTGTCCTGATGGATTAGTGCCGCACACATATATAAAGTCACCATTCCAATCATATATAGGATAACAAGACTCCATAATCAAATTCTTTACCATCTCAATATTTTCCTCCGAATAACCAGCTAATCGCAACATCAACAATGTTATCTCAACTGCTCTAACCATTAACATTGCCAATATCTTCTTATCATATTCCGAATAATCACCTGCG